TCAATGTGCTTGTGTTAGCTGGAAGGCGTCTGGGTAGTCAACACCCTCCAACTCCTTCCCCTCTTGCATGGACGGATCAAGCCCCGCAATGACATGTGATAGGTCAGCACCATTCATGTGGATGTACTTCTGAGTGACCGCGAGCGAAGCGTGTCCAGCCAGAACTTGTATCTCTGGAGCTGACCGTCCCTGCGCAGCGAGCCGCGAGCAGAACGTGTGCCGAAGAACGTGCGGAACGAACTGCTTGTCGTTCTCCAGGTTCAACGCTGATCTCACTTGATCCCATCCTGTACGGAACCATGAATGGCTGTAGCCGAACACCTTATCAGTGTCTTGCAACCCAGATGTGCGGCGCTTGAGAATAGTGTTGACCACGTTGGTCATAGGGATCGACCGAGGCCTGTTACCTTTGGTTCTCCACAGCTTGATAAGCCGTGTGTTGAAGTTGAGGTCACGCTTCTCCAGTCCCTGACACTCCCCAAAGCGCATGCCTGTGTGTAGTAGGACGTAGAACATGTCGAGATGGTCCAGCTTGTGCCACTTCTGAAGCAGTGTTGCCGCAGCGCTCTCCTCTGCTGCTGTCACTTCCCGCACACGGTGTGTGTAGGTCTTCGGTCGATTGAAGAGAGGGCGTGATGCCAACTTCCCGTTCATGCAGGCATGATTGAGAACCTTGGATAGAGCAGAGAGTTTTCGGTTGATCGTTTGGTCAGCCAGTCCGGCGTCCCGTAGATGCTGAGTGTAGTCCGCAATTCCCTCGCTAGTGATCTTGTCGAGGCTAATCCAAGCCCCAAAATACTTCACAGCTGATGATGAATTGATAGTTGCCGTGCGTTCTGCCTTCGTGCCAGCCCACACATCGCGGATGGTGCGGTCCACCGCCGTCTGTAGTTGCCATGTGTCGCCTGTAGGAGATGTGGTGCTTGCTTCAGGTGTCTTAGCACCGCGTAGCTCCCGCTGCTTCTGGCGGGCTTCTGTGAGAGTATTGCAGGTGACCCCTCTCCGCTTCCCATCTACCGTCACGTCAACGTAGAACTTGTCGCCCTTCGGTCGTATCCCCTTGGGTAATCGTGCGGCCATGCCGTCACCTCCTAGTCCATGATGTCAACAAGAGCCTGTGCGACCCGTCTGCCTTTGGCAGTGAGCCGGACCAGCTTCATGCGAGCATCAAAAGTGTCTGGTGTTGTCTCTACGAGACCGAGCCCCGGCCTCTTCTTCCAATGAAGGTCCGAAAGGTACTGGACGTTACGTGAGGCGGTCGATTGAGCGACCCCAAGTTCCTCACCATAAACAGAAACACGCTTACCGGGTTCAAGGGCAATAAGTAAGAACATCTCTGCCGCTTGAGTTGGCATCACATCATCCAACTTCCGAAACTCCACGATCATCTTGCGAGCTTGGTCCAGCCCTTTGGTCTTCAAATTAGACATTTCATCACTCCATTATCAGGGTGTGTCGTACAGACCACCACTAGTGGAAACAATTCTTGTCTAGAAGTATTCTACCCCCGTCAAGCTAAATTCGCGAGATCACCATGTGAAGTCGCCCGAACCATAGCATCAGGCCCGAGCTGGTTGACATCCTGTCGAACCACGTCCGTCCCCTTGATACTCCATCAAACTCCCAGAAAACTTCGCATTTCCCGAGGCAAAAAGCATTTGATTTCATGTTATGCCGCCGATCCTTTGGTACAATGACTCTTTTATTTTCTACGTTAACGACTTATCCCCGCTATTCCAAAAGTGCAACTCCACTAAGCTGTATATGCTTAATGCTTCGTTGAGAGGGATTATTCCCCTTGTGGAACAACCAAAGCGCACCCACTGCAATAACGTGGTTCACTACACACCCTCTCAGCCAATTCTTTGAGCCCAGAACGAACGCGCCCACATGCTTTCGTTCGATTTATCCGTGTGCAGATTAAGCGAAGACAATGCCAGCCTTCTGCAACCTCCTTTGGTAAACTGATAGTTCTCATTTGTGGCTTCATTATGGTTCTCCGTTGTCAAAAGTGCTGCATCTCCCGCGAAGCAAATGCTTCTAAACCGGAAGTTGTGACCTGATGTTGCGTTGTGGTTTGCCAGTCCGATTTACGGAATGGGCTGATGGGGGGATAGCTTGGAAATAGGTATATAGGAATTTGTTCCTACATTGCAAGAGCCGGTTTACGATCAAAAAAGTTGCCGTCACGCACTGTTACCGCTCCCTACAACCTCACCAGTATGGTCACAGAGGTACGTGTCAAACTCTCCGTAATTCTGAGCCGCCTCATCAAGCTTCGCTGCAAAGGGTTCCGGCCAGTCGCCATCCCAAAAGCCTGCTCCATGTCCGTTGCGCGTCAACCAGAAGTCATGCCCTGCTTCGGCTGCTGTCTTTTTGCTCGCCACAACCGCGAAGGACATGCGGTGCCAGAACGACCGACAATCTGCTTCGAGATTGAGCTTGGTATCGGCGTCAAGCGGTGCGTCTGCAGGAGGCTGTCCCTCGCTGATCTCCCCTGTGTCAGTGAAGTAGAGGGCTGCAATACAAGCCGTTGTGAATTGTTCAAGGTCAGTCATGCTGCTTCCCTTCGTGCTGTCGTTAGGTTGATGTGAGGCCCCCACTGATCGGCCATCGCTTCCGCAATACCTGTGAAGAACTTCGACCGTTCCTTCCACCTGTTAGGTCCGGGCGATGCGTTGTGGACGCGGTTCTCTCTGCCCTCAACGATGTCAGTAGGCACCAGAGGTGGCAGGTTCTTGAGCCAGAAGCATGTTCGTTTGGTTTCGCCGTGCCCGAACTGCCAGGGCTGGACGGACTGTGCAAACTCTTCGTAGTTGCGGATAAGACCCTTGGCATGCTTGTGCATGACCGGGTTCTCAACAGCGATGTGCGGTATGTCCGCGTTCCACATGTCAGAGAATAATTCAGCTCCCGCGTGGAGGTGACGCCAGATCATCGCAAGGCGTTGCTCACGGTCCAGATCAGGCCACGCAGCTGCTTCTTCAGGTGTGCAATCAGCCGGTGGGTTCTTTGGTGGTTCATTGAGCCAGCGCACCCCGCTATTGCAGAGGCGGGTGCAAGGTGGGTGTGCCACCATAAGCAAGTCCCAATCTTCCTTGAGGAAGTCTCTAACGTCGCCTTGGATGTGCCGGTTGTGTCTGTCAGGACTGGCGAGCAGATCGCAGGACCAAGCGTCGTAACCCTTGGCTAGGAATGCGTCCCGTACCGTCCCTGAGAATTCACAGGCGACTAGGACTTTCGGTGCTTCAGTCATGAGGTTGTCCCCTCTGTGGTGCAGCTAAAGTCGATACCGTGCTTGCGGCAGATGTTTCGAGCGGCGTGTGTTGCCTCGTTGTCTGGATGACCGTTCGCGGCTGAGATGAGCTTCTCGCGGCGGGTGGGTGGAGGTGGCTTCACTGCGTCCCACTCCGCCTTGGCGGCATCTCTCGCGTCCTGCAGCTCGATCAGGTGCGCGGTGTACCAACGCTGGTATCGTTTGGAGGTTGGGGCTGATCTCAAGCCCGCGTGGATATGCCCCTGCACTTCGGCATCAAGCCGCGTGTATCTCAGGAACTTCTCATGGACGCTCAATTGATCACATTCAAAAGGCTAAAGCCGTCTGCATCCCTGATAGAGCGCGTCCAGTCCTGCCCATTGTCATCACCTATCAAAGCCTTCACGAAAGCATTCAGCGCAGCGGGGCGTGACTCAATATCGGTGGGCTTGGTGCCCAGCTTTCGGCCTGCCTCGTGAACTGCTGCGCTGGTTTTGTCGTATCCCCCACCGCCAGCTGAACCACGGACAACTTCCCGACCCAACCAATGGACGTAAGCCACAACGCGCCCACCACCATCGCGCGGGAACTTGATTGCAATGTTTGCTACGTGCTGCCCTTCGTGAAGCACTGCGTGTGCTGTCACCTGCTTAAATGCGGAGTCGTATTGCTCCCAAAGTTTGCTCATGGTGTTGCCTCTCAAGATGTCTATGGGATAAGCTCAGTGAGCAGTGACGCTGGGGTCTCCCCCAACGCCACCGCCTCAAGGCAGTCTCAGGGTCAGCCGCAGGTCGTAACTGCGCTGGCCCTTTTTGATTGAGACTTTGAGGACCAGACGAATGCGTAAGCGCATGGTCTAGCCTCCTGAGTGATGGGTTAGCTGCCATCGTCAGGCCACGGGAACAACCCCGCGACGACACCCAGCAAGAGCTAGGTGTTTCGGCATAACTTCCTTATGTGGATGCTTTGGTTCAAAACTTGAGGAGCAACGCCACGCAAGCGGCGAGTGCAAAGGTGATAAGAAGTTTGATCTGTATGGTGACCACTTCCGACCAGACGTTCCGCCTCATGTCAGTACCCCGCCCATGCTTTGAGCTTCGACAGGTCGTTAAACCCTTGGTGGCTAGTGAAGGTCCGTCCGTCCCGTGTTGTCAGGACTTCTTTGACCCATACCAAACCATCTTGGATGTAAGCATCCTGCCCCCAGTCGTGACTTAGGGCGAAAGCGCGGAGTCTTCGGAGGGTGTTCATGACGCTTCCCTCCAATCCTTGCAGGCCCGCGATGACGTATAGTAATCTGCATACGGATCGGAAATGGCATACTCCACGGCCATGCTCAGAGCCTCGGTACGCGACACAAACTCATCTACTGTCTCCAGCCCGTGCTGGTCTTTTCTCTGGATGTAGGTCATTTGGTTAGTTCCTTATGTGGATGCTTTCGGCTAAGCCAAAGCGGCAAGAGCCTGTTCATTTCCGTATTGCTGGAAGTAACGGCACACGTCGCCTCCATATTCTTTGAACAGGTCAATCAGGTCAGGGTGATCCGGTGTTAGGAAGCCCTCCGCGTCGTGAGGCAGGAAGGTGCTGCATTGGTCCGAGCCTTCAATGTTCCAGTATGTTTGCTCTACGTGCCAACAGCCGGTATCTGCGAAGCCAAGCCGCTCCGCGTTGGGTGACGTGGCAAACGCAAAGGAGATGCTTTTAGTGGTTCTCATGGTGTTTCCTCATGTGGATGCTTTAAGACACGGCAAGCCGACGCCTGCCCACTGAGTGGATAGACGTTAGGTCATGTCGTTAAGTCTAGGTGGTTGCTGGGTTAGCCGAAAACAAAGGTGATCGGTTGATCCCCTAGCCGTCCGCTTCCCGTTCCGCGTGAGCCTGTAGACACGAAAGTGAAAGGCCCGCTGCGTCCATCAGTGCAAAGGAATGTTCCCTCGCCTTCCCTATTGGACGTGTAGACAAAGGTTCCCTTGCATTCAGCCCCTTTGTTGGAATTGATTGTGATCGTCCCGCCACCGTCCATCCCACCTGTAGCCAATCCCGTGAACATCTCGGACCCATCCTCTAACTGACCATGGACCGGAAGCGTTAAGCTACAGGCCGCTAGGCTGATAGTGAGGGATGAGAGAGCAAGCGCCTTGGTGATGGTGTTGGTGACTGACATGGTGTGCAAACCCTCTATGAACTACTGGAGAGGCTTTGTGTAGCACGGCGAGTTTAGATTAGGCCAGTTCTGTGATTTTGTAGCGCCGGTTGTCATCACTATTTCTGTAACTCTCTACCAATGGTAACTGACACTCAGAAACTTCACCGTGAGCATACATATCCTCAAGTGCCTCTTCCGCACGATCTCTGGTTCGATACCCCGTCGCGTAGGTAGTGCGCCGATCTTCTGTCATATGTTTCGGGCCTCCTCAGCCCTTCATCAGTGACGCGGTAACAGCGCCAGACATATGATCCAAGGTTCGCTTGGGCCAGCATCCCGATAGGTGTGCTACACCTTCCGTTGCCGTGTCGCGGGTCTGTTCCCTAGCCGTTAAGCCTGAATGCCTTGGGTGCTAAGCCGTTGCAGTGTCAGGGTCTAACCCGCGTCCACCTTGTGTTATCTAGGCCGGTGATCCGCCTAACCGCTGCATGTCTGCTCCGGTGATTTGAAAGATAGTCCATCCTGATGTGGATGTAAACCCCTTGAGGATGATTATTTTGCAATATGCACCTAACTCGTTGTTTTCATTGATGATCTTTTTTCGACAGGCGTCCAGTGAAAACCAACAGATCGAGATTACATCCTCAAGTGAGCGCATATAGTTGGCATTATGTGCGGCTGGGAGTTTGACTGCAGGTCTGGCGGGCTGGGTGTGTTAGCGGGATGTGTGACTGCAGGTGTGACTGCAGGTGTGACTGTCAGTGTGCGGAGAGTTGAAACAACAGATCACCCGATAAGAAACAGACGCGACCGGCTAACAGGACGGCAAAAGGCCCGCACCTAATGAGGCAACGGGCAGTGTATTGGCTGGGTGCGGGCGTGTGCGATAGATTTCATATCTAATGTGTGCTCAATGAAAACAATAGGTTAGCCCATATTGCTGCAGACTCACTGCCAAACCGGGAGAGAATGAACGCATGTGTGCGCCCGGAAGAGGCTACGCGCGGTAGTACGTGGGCAGGCAGCCCCCACGGGGGGTAGTTGCTCCGCCAACTGTCGTATAACCACCTCAGATTTTTCTGCAGAAATCAATCGCCCTACTCTGAGTATCTACGCAGGGTCACACCTGGAGATTTGTTGACCTCTAGGAAGAGTGTATGCGTCAGCATACCTCGACTTAGAGGTCAGGCGTGTTGTTGTTCTTCAGATTATGTTTTGATCAGCCTGTTTGAGAAATGATCTACTTCAGCAACGGCGTCACCATCACCCATTTGGATGTAAAGACGAACACCCGCAGTCGAAGGTGAGGCGTCTATCACTACGTCCACCCAATCAGAGCTATCTACCAGCTCACTGCCTAGCGATGCGGTAAAGCCGCCGTACTCAAAAACGGAAATCCTGACATAACTTGTACCAGAAACCTTTCTGATGCGGGCGATGGACCTAGAAGGTGTGTTGGCGTCGAACGCAACATCCTGGTACCTACCTCCTGTAGCAGCTCCGGCAGTCAACCGCATAACACCCGCGTCTTGTACTGCTGGTCCTGTAGCTCCTACGCCAGTCCAGTTGGACATGTCGTCGTCGAAGGAGGGGTTTAATACCCTCTCAGGGCCAAACGTGGGGTGGACACGCCTAAGCGATACGTTATCAAAATAGACGGTCTTCAGTCCTGTTCCATACAACTGGAGATACGTACCACCAGCTGCTGCTGTGAAGCGTTCAGTAAACGATCCCATTCCAAAGGCAGTGGGCTGCCCCACACTTCCCTCAACGACAAAACCGGATGTAGTAGCACCATCATCTGTTGATGCGGTCCACTTCACTTCCCATGTCTCACCAGCATTGATGATTAGGCCGGACTGGCGGACTGTTGGTGCAACCCCATCACCTAAAGTTGCGTCGAGCTTCAGACGCCCCGCGTCCCATGACCCTACTCCGCGTTGTGGCGTTGGGATCGTCCAACCAGAGGTATCAACGTCGAAGGAACCATTAAAAAGGATATTGGGTCCGAGCCTTACGCGGTTTTGAAGTGCTGTTGGTGAAATACCCAAAGCGAAGTTGAGGGTCATGGTCCCGAGAACGCTACAATGTCGGTTGCGGTCGTTCCGGTCTCCATCACCTTCTTAACGGCAAGCGGAAGTACGGCACCAGACTGAACGTCTTTCAGTGTTACCGCAGTGCTATCTCCATAGAGGATCACGGCAACATCACCTGCCCCACCTACGTAGAGGCCTTTGGTCCCAACCTCTAGCTCTGTCACATCACTCTTGGTGACGCCAACTGCTCTGGTAGGAGGAAACATGGCACCAGGGAGTGCCTTATCGAGCATCGGGTTGTATGTCATTTCTGTATATCCGATCTATGGGGGTGTTGAGGTCTCGCACTGGATGTGCGACCTTCAAATTGGACGAGGGAGAAAGAGAATTGCCGTGGGAAACCGCGTGAGGATTTGGCCTCGTCACGTCCATACGATTGCCGCTATGCGGAAACATGAAGTCCCCTGCTACGCGGTGTGTACTCGGTGTAGCATCCGGTTCCGTGTGAGCTATGAATGGCTCGAACACAGGCACGGACACTTTGCGTCACTGATAGATAAGGGCGGAAGTTGCCCCAACCTGGACTGCGATGGGTCGTATCACTACATGGTGAAAACGGGGGAAGGTCTCCCATTCCGCCCCTTGAGGGGTTGAGGGAGGAAGGGGTACATGGGAGGGGAATAATCCACAGTCCCTACTTAAAGTAGCTACATCCTGTCTAACTTAATGTTCCTACTCTAAGTATCCTACCTCCCTCAAAGGGGGGGGCTTCCTGTTTTAGTGGAACTTAAATCCAAGCTGCTGAAAACATTGAGCTATTTTCACCCCATGTTTTCAGCAGTTTTCGGTCAGTCAAACCAAGAGCAGGAGCCCACTTCACCGTCATATTCTTGACCTTCGGGCCTCCCAGCGATGACCGTATTCCACCCCGGCATTGTGTTGGTTAGGATCTGCTCGACATCTCGGTGGAGGTCTTCAAGTCGGCGCTCATCAATCTCCTCGTCCTGGTCCTGCGCCATTGCTTCGATCCAATAGGCCACCGCGATTGCGAGAGTATCCAAACGGTCATCATGGGCTAGTGCTCTCCGCTCCCGCGTGATGCGGGTCATTTGGTAGACCAGTTGGTACTGCAGAGCTTCCTCTGGAGGCAGGTCCACGAGGGACCGGCTGTCCCGCTCGATGATCTTCTTGTCGATGATCAGGCGGTGCTGGTTCATAATGGGTTCAAGCGTGTCAATGATCCGCAGCTCTTTCTGCTTCGAGTGCCGGACCTCCTCCATTGCCACGGGATAGATGCGGCGCAGGTAGGGCTTCAGCAGTTCCGAGAACATGCCGTCACCGAAGTTGCTCTCAACGAGGATCGTGTTGACCTTATACTCACGAGCGATCTCTGCGATCTTCTGAAGAACCTCATCAGAGTACCCTCCCCTCAGACCATCAAGGAACGGGATGAAGATTTGGGAGTTGAGGATGTTCGCCACACAAACCCCTGTCTCATCCGAGCCACGGCCAGATGGATCAATCACCATGACGCTGCCTTGATAAGGTTGCCATGTACCTTCAAGCGCCATAGGTCGGTAGAACCTATCGCCATCAAACGCCACGTTGATCACATCTTCGATAACCTGCTTGGGGTCTCGACCCCAGACAACCTTCTCCGGTGCATTCTGTGTATCCACATCCATGATAAGGAGGTCGGATACCTTCAGTGGAAACTTATCGGCATCTGAGAGTGAGGTGTCGAGCATGAACTGCAAGGCAAACCCTGAGCGGCCATAAGAGGCTTCTCGCTCCATGAGGTCTTCCTCGGAGAACCGCTGAGGGTCTACCGAGCGGTGGGTTAGCTTAGGGTCATCCAGTATCTTCCGGTGAACTTTCGGGCAGAGCTTGCTGCCGTACTTCTCCAGCCGCTTAGCGTCAGGGTAGCGGGCGGGCCAGATACGGATTTCGTAGCCACGTGGAGGGAGCTTGTTATAGAGGCTCATCTCTGTCTGAGGTGTTCCGAGATAGATCACACGTCCATCTGGCTTCAACACGGCGTCAAACTCTTTGACTGTCTCGGAGAGCTTTAGGCGCATGCCTTCGGTTGCAGAATTGTTCGGGATTTCGATGTCATCACCGATGATGTAGTCAGCACGGCTACCAGCCATCTGACCAGTGATACCAACAGACTTCACTGAGGGCGCATGCGAGGCACGAGCGGGGCCAACATCAAACGCAACCTTGGAGTTGCGCTGGTCTGGACCGGGCTTCAAGTGTGCCAGGATGTCCATCTCATTGATCAAGCGGAGGGTGAACGTCGAGAAGTCGTCAGCGCGTGTCTTAGATGCGGAGACCACCATAATGTTCAGTTGGGGGTTGCGATAAAGGAGCCAGCAGACGAACGCGGAGGTAATCCATGATTTACCCACGCCCCGGAAGGCTTCGATGATTGCCCGACGAGGGCCATACTGTAGCCAACGAGCGATGTCATACTGGACAGGCGTTGGATCAGGGAGGTTGAGGTGCTTCCAGACGACATACAGGAACTTCCTGAAGTCTTCTGCGAGCGGGTCAGTCTGTGTCATTGGTCCTTAGTTTTGAGTGGAACCCCTATAGGGTCGCCACAGTGGACTCATGAGAGCCTCGGGGGGTCTCTAGGCATGTGCCCTAGCCGAAACCCTTAGAGGCTCTCCACAAGTCTAATCTCGACTCTCAGGCGTCGTAGTGCGCCGGGTCGTCATCCTCAAATTCAGGCAGGTTGTCAGTCAGCGATTTAACCAACGGGTCGTCGCTGTTGAGGACAGCCTGGACGTTGTTGTCCTTTAGGAACTGTCGGATGACTGAGAGTGATTGTGCGCCGGGACGGAGGTTCACCTTGTCACCATCTTTAGTGAGGGTCTCAACGCCATTCTCTAAGATATTGATAAACTCATCCATGAGCAGCTCTTGGATTTTAAGAGCGCGGGGATCGAGATCAGCCATGCCAGAGACCCGTCTTAACGCTTGCTCCTACAGCGAGGAAACCAAGTAGCAGAACAGTCCCTGCCTTGACGAGCGTTGACCAGACGTATGTCTTAGTCTCACGCCAACCATCCACGAGGGAACGCATGTCTGCGATGTCTTTTGGGGAGAAGTCCCCAAGTCCGAGATCATTCAGGGCCTCGGTGGCACCCTCCCGCGCTGCTTCGCGCAGCATGGATTGCATGTGATCGACCGACAGCGTAAGCCGTTGGTCCTTATCTTCAGTGTGCATTCAAGCATCTTTCTGTATGAGGTGTGAGGAGCGAGTTGACCGCTTTGGATCAACCCGCAGTTCCTCAGTTAGTTTGGCCAGTTACCATCGTCACTGATGTCACCCACGATCAACGAGGGGTTTGCTTCAAGCTCGTTGGAGCGGCTACGTACGGAGTCTACCCACGCCCATGCAGCCTTCAGCTCATTGGAGCGAGTCGTCTGCGCGGTTGTCCATGAACCGACGATCAAGGCTTCAGTGAGTGCCGCCGCTTCTGCGATCATGTTTCGCTGATACCAATCGGGGTACCTAGCAAGGATGCGCCTCCCGGCTTCCGCCTGAAGGGCCACAGACACGTCAACAATTGGTGCTACATAGGCTGTGATGTAGGTTGGCTCGATCCCAAGCTCGGGAATACCGTCGATCAGTTTTCTGTAGTCTCTATTTGCCTCATCCACGGGAATGTGGCGGATAGTCACAGAACCACCTTCGGTTTCAGAGAGTTCAACGTAAGTGTGTTCAGGGTTTGTGTATCTCGCTGATGTCATTTCTTATAGCTCCGCATCCGCTGTCCAACCACCTAATCCAACAATGCAATCACCAGCCGTGTATGTGCCAGCTGCAGGCTGCCAAGTAACGTAGAAGGAAGTTGTGGTGGCATATGCAATGTTGTTTGCTGTATCCACCCAGCCTCCTCGGAATTCAGTCAAACGATTGACCGCAGTACCAAGCGAGGAGGAATACAGAGTGATTGTTGGAGAAGTTCGCATGGGGACATAGAACTCAACACTTTGGCTCCAAGCGTTAGATGATCCGTAGCTCGATGCAATAAGAGTAGTCCAGTCTCCAGACTGAGTGGTGGGGGTGAAATCATGTGTCATTGATTTTTGAAAATATTGCTGGCACAACGCAAATTCCTCATTAAACGGGCGTGGAACATGTTCAGTAGGCACATCGCTCGCTTCCAATTTGACCTGCTCAACTTCAATCCAGTCATTTGCTCCCGCTGTCCCAACCGGCACCGCGACCATCCAGACACCAACTTGGGTATCTGTTTCAGGAACCACATCATCAGTTGTTAGTGTAAACTCTTGCCACGCAGTTGTGAGCGTTACGTTGTGAAACTTGTTCTGAACAACCGAAAATGGTGAAACATCTGTATGCGGACCAGATCGAATGCTCGCGGAAAATACTGAACTGAGCGCTGAATAGTCAGCACCGCAGCGGGCCCTGTACGTTAGAGTGAGTTTCTTACCCTGTGCGGCGTAGCTGTCGTCGGACCTGATTGCGGTATATGCGGCCAGGGAGGCCACCGAAGAGGTACCACCGTCGCGCTGCAATCGCATTGAATTCTTAGAGTTCGTTGAGCCCGGTTGACGTGAGACAGTCATGCCCACCCCCACCCCGCCCCAGGT